GTTCGATCCTTTCTTTGAAAGTTGCTTGGGACTAGTAATTCCATCCAATAATCTTAATAGGAGTCTCCTCTTTCTTATTTCCCAATCGGTTATAAACCTCTTGTAAAATAAGAGAGATCCGTCTTTGTCTCGTTTCTTTCTTCTGCTGATAAGGCAGATAGGGATCCGGGATAAAGTCAAGTCCTATCGCGATGGCTTCAAGATCATCTGGGTTATAAAATAACTGATCCAGTTTCTCTGTGAAGTCATAAAGTGCGGCTTGCAAGTCTTGTGAGACATGCTTAACGCATCGCGGTTCGGGCCGAGCCGAGTCCTGCCAAGGACTCCTGCCAGACATCATAAACTTCATTGAAGCTTGTGAGTTCTGGTAGCATTTTTCGTTGAATCTGTCAACAACCGTCATAGATAATTCTGTGACGAATGTATCATATTCAATCGATACCCATGGGGAATTGTCCTCATAACCTGAGAAATCAGGCTTGATGACTCCTCCAGTAGGGTTAGATGCCACCAACCATGCCAGCTTACTCGATTTACTATAACGGTAAAACGATTTTGCTAGCAAAATCGGTAAATCGGAACTAAAGAATTCATATCGATATTTAAGAGTACTCAAACATGTATTGAACATGTATGGTTTCTTAAGGTCTCGGATGAATCCCGGTGTTATAGGGGTTAGACAGGTACCATTAAGGTATAACTGCTTAGCAACTTCAGCGCCAGAGAATTCTGAGGCCTCGGCTGATTGGACAGTTTTACCAAAGTTGATCTCGACACCAAGTGCCAAGATTAACTTCTGGTAATTTTCTGCTGTTCCTCTATCTGTTATGATTACGTCATCGCCAATAAGACGATATTTCGTTTTAATGTCTTTGACTCCCGCTAAATATCCACAGTACTCCACGACAAGATGGTGTGCTAGTGAACAAAGTGCCCAACTCCCGTAGGCTCCCATTGGTTGCCCACAGGCGTAGGTCACTCGTTCATCACTCCACTGTAGCTTAAATGTACGCTCCGCAAGGAGTGTCCACCAAGCATCAGACAGAACATCTTCTTTGACAATTTCTCTGAGTAAAACTCTTTGAATTTCTCTTGGAAAACGATCCGTAAATGTCGTTAAGTCCGCACAATAAATATACCCTTTCTCAAGGGTTGTTTGCTGTGCATACTTTCCAACGTTTTGGTGTGAGTAAGTACCATCCGAAACAAGAGATTTTAAAGTCTTCATGAGAAAATCATGAAGGGGCTTTAGACATCTTTGACTATAGTAATCTATGATTGCAATAGTCCTTGTTTTCCCGGCTTTATCAGAAATCTGATTAAGTCTTGAATGTATGTATGTAGGATCAGGATTGATCCCATATACCTCCATCGGGCGGTA